CATGATGTTCCTGAATCACAATATTGTTTGAAGCTGGATGCTAAAAAGTTTTACCCATCAATTAATCATGACATCTTAAAAACCAAATACAGACGGATTTTCAAAGATCCTGATCTGTTGTGGTTAATAGATGAAATCATTGATTCAACACCAGGTGGAACAGGGATCCCTATTGGAAATTACCTTTCACAATACAGTGGTAACTTCTACTTTTCAGAGTTTGACCACTGGATCAAGGAAGTCAAAGGTGTGAAGTATTATTTCAGATATATGGATGATGTTGTGATCCTTGGCAGCAACAAAGAAGAACTTCATCAACTTAGAAAAGAAATTGATGAATATTTCAGATCCAAATTAAAATTAAGAATCAAAGAAAACTGGCAAGTGTTCCCAACGTATATTCGTGGAATTGATTTTGTTGGGTATAGATCATTCTTGAATTATAAACTATTAAGAAAATCAACCTGTAAACAATTCAAAAGAAAAATGAGATCCATTTATAAAAAGATGGTGGAAGGTAAGGAACTTACTTATTCTGAATGGTGTTCAATCAATTCATATAAGGGTTGGTTGATCCATTGCAATAGTCATAAGTTAAAGGAAAAGTATATTGAACCTATTCAAGAATATGCTGATAAGTATTATCTTGAAAATATTTACATGAAAGGTGGGGAAACTCAATGAAGGATTTTGGAAAAGTGAGAAGCACAGTTTCACCTGAACCACTGATTGTTGATGAAAAAAGTGTTTGGATTAATTCAAACATCACAGCAGTTGAAGAAGTGATTGGTGATGAAACTTTCAATGGTTTTGAGTATGACATGATTCAGTATGAAAAAGATGAATACATCAAAATTCTTTCTGAAAGTAATTCAAGCTTGGAAGCGCAACTGACAGACACACAACTTGCCCTGGTTGAACTGTATGAAGGGATGGTGATCTAAAATGGCAAAGGTTTATGCTGATCTGATCCGTAAAGGCTTGAAAACTATTGATGAAGTACCTGAAAGAATCAGGGCAGAAGTTCAAGCCATATTGGATGCTGATTCAAATGGTTAATTTATTTCTAATCATAAAAAGAAAGGTGGTGGATGACATGGCAGTGATTTATGCAACTTTGATTGTTAAAGGTGTAAAGACTTATGCACAAGTTCCTGGTTTGATTAAAGATCAAGTCAGACAAGTTCTGATTGACCTTGAATGTGAACATCTAATTGAAGAATAGTCAGTAAGGTAAGGGAATCTGAAACCAAGTTCCCTTATTTTTTTATACATTTTTACAGAAAGAAGGTGACGGAAGTTTGACGGTAGAATTAGCATTGGTTATTTCAGGGATTTCATTGGTGTTTGGAATATATCAAGGGGTTTCAAATATGAAACGCAGTGAGAAATCAGAAACCAGGTCAGATGTTTCACAGCTTACAACGGTGATTGTCAAGCTTGAAAACATCGGGATAGGTATTGCAAGGATTGAAAGTAAAATGAACACTATGGAAGCTGACTTCAAGGAAGATCATGAAAGACTTGTGAAGATTGAAGAATCAACAAAGTCAGCACACCATAGAATTGATAGGTGTGAAAAGCAGTGTAAGCTGCTAAATAAATCAGATGAATAATTGAAAGGTGGGTTGAAATGGACATTTTATCATTATTGATTGTATTTTTCTTAATTGCAACAATCATCAAGATAGCAGCAGACAACGTTGCTGCAGTGTTAAAACCAATAGGTGATGTGAAGAAGTATAAGCTGATCATTGCTTTTGTACTCACAGCCTTTGGTGTATTTGGTTTGAACATGGGTGTGCTGGAATCATTACAAGTACCACTGGAAGTCAGCAGATCATGGTTCCATTACTTTGATTTGATACTTACCACCTTATTCCTTACTGGTGGCGCACAAGCCATTCACAAGCTGAATAATGCCTGGAACGATTATAAGAAAACAAAGGATGGTGATCAGTAATGGCACTTGTAGCAATTTCAGATGGTCATGAACTGACTACAGCTGGAAAAAGAACACCACCAATCCCTGAATTGAATGGAAGGGTGATCAAAGAAAATGAGTTCAACAAGGCTGTTGCACTACTGCTGGAAGCAGAACTGAAAAGATGTGGGTTTGATGTGATCAACGTATCATCCACAGACAATGACAGCCTATCAGATAGAACCAACAGGGCAAACAATGCCAAGGCTGACATCTTTGTTGCTATTCATTACAATGCTTTTGATGGGAAGTTTGATGCTTATGATCCTGAAGGGTTGTCAGTACATATTTACCCTGGATCCAAAGAAGGAAGAAAGCTTGCTGAAAGTGTTCTGAAGTATCTGATTCAAGGTACAACCCAAAAGAACAGGGGAATCAAAGAAAACAACTTCCATGTTTTAAGAGAAACCAAAATGCCTGCCATCTTGACTGAAAATGGATTCATGGACAACAAACGTGAAGCAATGCTGATGCTGGATCCTGACTTCCAAAAGGAAGTTGCTGTTGAACATGCAAAAGGTATTTGTGATTACTTTGGTGTGAAATACGTTCCAGGATCCACAGAAGGAACATCTATCATGGGTAAATCAGAATGCACTGCAGCACAGCTGGAAGCCTTTCTGCTGTCCAAGAACCCATCACCTAAGCTGAACATCAATGTGACTGATTTCTGCAAGCTATGGATCGCTGAAGGGCAATCTGAAGGTGTGAAAGGTGACGTTGCTTTCTGTCAGGCTTGCCATGAAACAGGTTACTTCAAATATGGTGGGATTGTTCAACCATCCCAAAATAATTATGGTGGGATTGGTGCTTTGAACGGTAACGCTGCAGGTCAAGCAGCATCATTTGATACACCAAAGCTTGGTGTCAGGGCAAGCATCCAGCACTTGAAAGCATATGGATCCAAAGATCCACTGGTCAATGATCTGATTGATCCAAGGTTCAAACTTGTGACCAGGGGTGTTGCACCTAACTTTGAAGATCTTGGTGGAAGATGGGCATACCCTGGATATGATAAAAAGAAATATCCATCCCTGGAAGCAGCAAAGGCTGCAGGGGAAACTTATGGTCATGCAATCCTGAAGTTATATGATCAGCTGAAACAGGTGAAAGTTCCTGATCATGTTGAACCTGAAACTGATCTGTCTGATCAGATAGGTCAAGTTAAGAAGCTTCTGAATGAAGCTATGGAAATTTTAAACTCAATTAGTTCTTCATGATTCCTTCCTTAAATATATTTAACCCTGCACTTAGTGTGCAGGGTGCTTTTTTATTGCAATTAAACAGGTGACATGTGTGATAATTGTGATACATAAATGATACACATATCAGTTGAAGCGTGAAAAAATGATTGATTTCTATGATATTATAGATATGAAAGACACTGTTTACAAGGGTTGAAAGCACTGATAAAATAATATTGACAGAGTGGGAATAGAGATTGTAATCGCTAGAACCTTTGATTTTACTGAGTTTATACGATGGAAAGAGTGCTTTTGACTCCATTTTGACTCATTTTTGCAATGATAATAGTGATACGAGGCATAAAAATAATTAGAAAAGATGAGAACTTTGATTAATTTCAGGTTCTCTTTTTTTGATGTTATAATGATATTTACGAACAATTAAATTTTGAATCTGAAAAGTTGTTGATATGTTTCTTGTTGCTGAGCATGTCGAGTCGGTTTTGAGACTGGTAAAGGGATAATGTGAAGAACCTACCGTACCTGCTTATGGCGGTTATCTTTCTTTGTAACTTCGCCAAATACTTCTGCGAGTAATACCTCACATCATCCAGAGGGAGTGCCAAGTTTTTTGTCATCAATTTAATGCACTATCCGTATCAAGTACCGGAGTTTAACTTATTCAATTTTGTGTAGTGATTCCAGCGGTTCTGTCGGTTTATCAGAATATAATAAGTTAAGACCAGGGAATACTATCGATTAGTCTTCTCTTTTGCAATTGTTGAAAAAATTTGATTAATCGTAATGGTAACAGAAAACAACTGTTATTTTATTGTATTTTATCCTGGTGAAGCGCATAAGTTGATTCTGGTAATGCTTATTTATATGAATTAATTGGAAGTAACATGCGTATAAAAACGATTGTAAAGCAAAAATTTACATGAAAAAGATATGAAGTGTTAAATCTAGTTCTGAAAAAAAAAATGAAATTTGTACTGATTTTTACAGTTACATTTTATTTTAGACTATAATTGTAGTAGTGATAATAACGGTAGATGTCAAGGTTGTTGTCACTTTTCCAAACATTTATTTTGCTACAGGTAATTCTACATTTTCCTCATCTGAAGATGGATTTAACCAAACAGTT